ATATTTTTTGAGTGCATGGCCTTATTGGATAGAATCACTAAAAAAATATAACAGTATGTCAAAGCCAAAAGCACCAATCAGAAATAAGCCAGTTACTGAGATAACTGAGTATGATCTACGGTCTGTTGTTCTAAAATCAGCACAAAAGGTCTATCATAACACAATCATGTCTAACGATATTACATTTTGTTATGGGCCAGCCGGTACAAGTAAAACCTTTACTGCCTGTCTTGCTGCTTTAAATTTGTACGTAGCAGGTAAAATTAAAAAGATAATCCTATCCAAGCCTATTCAGGAATCCGGCGAAAAATTAGGATTTTTACCTGGCGAAATAAAGGACAAAATTGATCCATTTATGGAGAGCTACAGGTCTAATCTAGGAAAAATTTTGCAAGACTCGCATATTGTTAACTGGTTGGAAAACACAGGGGTTATTGAATATAGGCCTCTTGCCTATATGCGTGGTGCAACCTTTGATAATTGTCTTATGATCTTAGATGAGGCGCAAAATGCAGATTTTAAGCAGCTCATGCTCTTTTTAACCCGGATGGGCAAGGACTCAAAGGTTTTAATTTGTGGAGATGTCAGCCAATACGATATAGTAAAGAGTAAGGTAGCCCTACCTGACTTCATTAAATTAATGACAGGCGTAAATGGCATTGGAGTACACCAATTCGGAGATTCAGATATTGTTCGAAATAAAATTCTTATCCAAATCACCGAACGGTATGAAAAATGGAAAGACGAAAATCCAAACCACCAATTTTTTAAGTAAAATATTAATATGAGTTCATATGACGCGGTCAATCGCCAACTTAACGACGAGATGCAGTCTCTCGCTGAGAAAATAAAGAGTGGAGAATATACAGAAAGGGATAGAAATCGGCTTTCGACAATCATGTATCCAAAACTTAAGTATTTTATTTGGAAGTTTTTTAACGATCCAGATGAAACTGATGAAGTTTTGCACAATACCTTATTCAAAATATTTAAAGGGCTAGCGTCATACAGCGATAAGTTCAGATTTACTACCTGGATCTATACTATTGCAAAAAATGAATCATTGTTACACAAGCATAAGCTAAAGACCAATTTTGCAGTACGGCTTGATAATATGCTGACTCCTCCAATAATTGAGGATACTGCTCTTTCTAACTTTGAGCGTGAGATCTACATGGACTCTCTGTATTCAATGACAACTCTTGAGATGCGACAGTTACCGGAATGTCTAGAAAAATCTATCCTAATTGATAAGGAGGTTCATTTAATGAAGGGCAATGAAATTGCTGAGAAATATCAAATGAACCTAAATACTGTTAAAACCAAGATTCGAAAGGCTCGTAGAATGCTTAAGGATCGAGTGTTAGCAAACAACCCACACATGCAAGATAACCTAGCTCAATATTTTTAATATGACCATATTTGAATTCTTAAACCCAACTATCTTTTGGAGAAGCCTAACTCTGATAGTCAGAAACATCAGAAATAGAAATTTTTACGTTAACCAAATGTTAAAGCTTAACAGGAATGGCTCACTTTCCCAGGTCGGTATGAGGTTAGACATGAGACGCCGAGCCTACTATGTGCTAAATCTTGAACCTGAAACCTTAATAATGGGAACTGAGGTAATGGAGCTTGAGCGCAGTCGGGTGCTAGAGTCAATAAATTCAAAAAAGCTTATATTTGAGACAGCCGAGCTTACTGAGCTGATTGAGGCAAAAACTGAGCGTATAAAAACAGCAGATCACTATGCCTATCTTATTCAAATAAAGTACAGGCCAATGGCCGGCTTTGGAGATTGGGCTCATGTCCTGGCCTGGCTAACCCTAGCAACAGTTGCAACTGTTTATATAATTAGAGCAGTATGCTATCGTACGGAAATAACTGAATGGATTAAATCTATTACGATATAAGCAATGGAAACAGAAGATTATGCATACACTGAATACAGTACCACAATAGCTGACCCAGCTCTAACTGGAGCTATTCTAACCACAAACCATCATTTACAGTGGCTCACACCAGCTGACCATTTTATTAAATTTACCGAACCTAAGACAGGCAAAACGATTGGAAGGCTATACGAAGAAGATGGTATTATTAAGTTTGAAGGTCAGGTTGATGAATCTGCTAAGTCATTCTTTGACCAGATTATTAAGCATCAAATTGATGACATTGAAGCCCGATACAAGAGCTTGAGCTGTCGAATTAAATGGGATGCAGTTAAATAGGCTAGAATAAATAGTAAAAAATTCTATTATATGAATTTCATAAATCAAAACTTTAGTAAAATTGTAGTTGGCTTACTGCTTGTGATCCTTTTACAAGAGTGTAGTAATTCGAGCAATATTAGCGGGCTAGAGAAAAAGGTCAAGTCTGCAAATGCCAAACTTGACTCAATTTGTCGCAGAGATGAATTGGTTTCGCGCCTTGAAATTGAAGGTCTTAAGGCTGAAAAACGAATGATTCAGTCAACTGACCGAACAATGCTTGATGTAAATCGCCAAGCTGAGATTGATATCCAGCTTAAAAAGTTGGAGAAATAATGCACAAAAAGCTTACTGGCTATTTTATTATTGGCACATTTGTTACTCTGTACCTACTTGTGTCGTGCATATCTACAATACATGTGATTGACTTCTTTAAGTTGTCTAATCCAACATGGCTTGCAATTAGCCTAGCCGTTGCTTTTGAGATTGGGGCAGCGGCTTCGCTAGCCTCGCTAATAACATTAGATAAGATGAACAAGGGTATTGTTTGGAGTCTCTTCTTAATCCTTACTGCAATGCAGGCTATGGGTAATGCATACTATGCATACGTTCACCTAGAAGGATTCCAGGGATGGATTGAGCTATTTGGCCTGGTTGATGAAGACTTAATTTACCAAAAGCGAATATTATCAGTCGTAAGCGGTGCTATCTTACCTATTGTTGCACTGGGCTTTATTAAGTCCCTAGTAGATTACATAAAGCCAGCAGAAGAGGCTCAACTTGAGGTGGCTGAGGTGGATAATGTCGTGACTCAAGCTGAGCCGGCCATAGTCGAGGAGACTGAACCCCAGATAATTAAGCCAGAGCCGCAAATAGATAATTACATATCAATTGACGCTAAGTTAGCAAGAGGAATTCAATAGCAGGCTAATCGTAATTGATTAAAAATGTTCTATCGAGAATGGCTTATATCAAATACAATGATGATCCTTTAGCTAAACGAGTTAGTGATGCATTCGCTAATCTGTGCTCAACCTTGCCAACTAAGCGTGCCCTACGGCTAGTTGACAAATGTTTTTCAATCTTTAATGGATCGCAAAAGGAAACCAATTTTTGCGAGCTGTCTAATTTCGCATACCCAGTTGACAGCAGTCTAGCTATTGATTTTGAAGTATGTGCTGGCGAAACCTTATCGGTATATGACAATGATACTGATTCAGTCATTCCATATCAGCCTTCTGGAAACCCATCTAACTATCCATTTGGGACTGGGTCTGAGTATGTTGAGATTAACGGAGCTGATCCATCCGGTACTCCTTACTATTATGTTGTGCAAAATGATCGTAACTATGCTAGGGGCTGCATGCTCTACATCAAGTACCCAATGAAGGACAAGAATGGCAATGATGTACTCCCAGCTGATTACGAATGTCAGCTCAAGATAACTAACCGAAATCTGGATGAATTTACAATGCCATTACACGAGTTTTTTGCGCACTTCGTAAACCCCGAGACTCGAGGAGCTGACTCTCTAATAAATAAGCTAGAGATCTACAACCCAAATGCTGATTTCAGTATCAAAGTTACGGGAGTGGTCATATACGCAAAAAGCAATACCGATCCAAACGATTGTGCTTGCTAAAAACCATATAACTAGATGTTACCTATTGCTAAATTCATAAAGACTCACGCTAATGCAAATAACGGTGAAATCTACACACCGACATTTATAGATGGGTCAGGTCATGGTGATTCAAACGGGTCAATTGGAACATGGTCACCTAATTGGTTTGCAGTCCATAATCCAAGCGCTACAGCTCAGAGTGTAACAATATGGACCGTTGACCAGGGAACATCTGGCAGTGGTAGTGTTGCATACTTGGTCGGCGGCGGAACATTCTACGCAAATATCACCAAAATAACAGTTGGATCAGGTAGGAGTGTTACACTCTTTGGTACTACCAATACAACTGCAACCATGATCTAAAAACAATTAGTTTAACCCAAATGATAGCTATTCCAAAATTTTTAAAAACCCATACGAGCTCAAACACTGCGGTTAATTACACACCTACGTTTACTGATGGGTCAGGCCATGAAGATTCAAATGGGTCAATTGGCACATGGTCACCTAACTGGTTTGGAATTCACAATCCAACTGGAGCAGGTCAATCAGTGACAGTTTGGACAGTTGATCAAGGAACCAGTGGAGCTGGCTCTACCGTTTATTTAGCAGCAGGCGCAACTGAGTATCTTAATATTGCTAAACTTCAGAGCTCAGGTAATATCACTGTGCTAGGAACAACAAATACAGCAGGAATCCTATAATATGGCAGCACCAGTACTAACATTTGGACAACGCCAACAGGCAATGACAGGTCTTCCTTTCTATGGAAAGACTGACTTTAATTTTGTTGCAGCCAAGTCGCCGTTTAGTAGTGGTATTGCAATCAAGTTGCTACCTCTAGCCGATCTTTCTAGGCCATCCTCAGCCAAAACTGATGAATTTGACCGGGAGATTCACAATATGAATCTGCATTTTAAAAAGGGCTCCAGAACAAGTGGAGTACAGGTAAACTCAACCTTTTCAAATGACAAGCGAGAACCGTCTATTATAATCGGGCGGTTTGACAGCTTTAAGATTGATAAGAAGACAAAGACAATTAGGGCATTTATTCAGGATCCAAAAACCTTAAAAAAGGTTGAGGTATATGCGGATAGCCTAAATCGACTCAATGAGTCCAAATCACATCTAGCGAAAACTTTCCTAGATTTCGTGATATAATTTCAATAAACCCAGTATAGTATATGATAGACGAGGAAGGACTCCAAAGTGAGGGGCTGGCCTTTTTAGAGCAGCAGGACAAAATCTACGGAAAGAATCAGGATGTTAAGGCTGTGCCTGAAGCACCTGCGCCGGTTGCTAATTCACTGGGAAAAGCCACTACGCCCATGGTTGAATCAACTGTGAGTGGCTCAAACGATCTTTTTTGGAAAAACATACCATTGACCAATTTACCGTCAGGTGGACTATTTTATCCAGATGATGCAGAAATTACAATAAAAGCAGCCACGGTATCTGAAATCAGGCAATGGTCAACAATCGATGAAAATGATATGTTGGACATAGACGATAAGATCAATTATGTTATTGAAAAGTGCTGCAGATTTAAAATTAAAGGCGGTCGAAGCTGGCTATCCTGGCGCGATATATCTGAATTAGATAGACTTGCTCTAGTCTTTATGATTCAGGAGATGACTTTTCCAGATGGTCAAAATTCACTATTTGTTAAATTTGAGTGTAATGTAGGTTGCGATCAAGAGACTAGATGGTCAGACAATGTAAAGATCAAGAGCCCAATGTTAAGATTCATTGACTTGCCAGCGGAGGTCATGAAATACTATTCGCCAGAATTCAAGTGTTTTGAGGTTCAATCTGAAAAGTTGAAAGAAACATTTTACTTGTATATGCCAACTATTGGAACAGTTGAGAGACTGCGTGCTCGAATTTCAGATGTCCGTAAACAGGGCAAGCTACCAGATAAAGCATTTATATCAACTGCACCATACCTAATTCAGGACTGGCAGACTCTGGACCAGCAAGCATATTTAAGTCTATCTAGAGAGTCGTATGCATGGCATATCAATAAGTTTACATTCATTAAGAAATTCACTGAGATGATTGAGAATGCTCGATTGTCCATGGTTAGTACTCAATGCCCTAAGTGCGGAAATCCGGTTTCAACGCCTCTTTTTCAGCAGTCCGGCTTCACGGTCAAAGATCTTTTCCTTATTTCAGGCGGACTTGACGAACTTATTTGATATTAACCGAATTCTTGCCGTGAAGCTTAATCAATCACTTAATAGTCTGTATGCACTGCCTTACTATGAATATTGTCATTATCTAAACAGTATTCTTGAAGAGACAGGTACTAACTCAAACCAACAGTTTGAGATTCAACCCACCGATGACTCGGGCCAGCAGCCAGGTAGTGCCTGATAAATAACAAAAAGAGAGCACAAATTGGAAGAAGATCTGTTTAATGGATACGGTGCAGGCATGATGTCACCCGGTAGAATTGCTCAATTGGCAGTTGCTGGTAGACCTAGTAAGTCGCCTTTTCCTACTTTTGGAGAATTGCTATCTAAACAAACCGATGCCGTATTACCAAGCAGTAGTGTATCATCTCAAGTAAAGAGCTCACCGATTACTGTGCCTGACCTTACCGTGCAAACACTTGAGAAAGAGCTTGTGCCGGTTACCAATAATATATCAACTTCCAATAACTCAACTGTAAACAATTCATTTGATTATAGCCTGGCTGAATTTCCTGAACCTGCCAAATCTATAATCAATAATATTTTGTCAACTCTATCAGAGACCTATGCACAAGAGGAAGTAGTAAACTCTAAATTTAATTCAATGACGGCTCTCTCAATGAGCCCATCCACTGTAGTAAATCAGATAAACAAATCATTTGATATTCCCAAGCAATCCACTGGTATTGGTCAAAATATATCAAAGACAGGCTTTGTAAATTCAATGGTTAGCTCTATTCTAAATTTAGTTAACACGCCTATACAACCAGAAGCAGCCCCTAAACTTACTCCAACTCCGAGCATAGAGGCAAGACCTGGAACCTTTCCTAGCCTTACTCCAACCTCTATTGTAAATACCGTTGTTCGGCCTGTGCCAAGGCAGGATACGGGCTTGGCAAGTACAGAGAATAGAACACAGCCTATCTCATCTAATAGTATGCAGATTATGAATAAGGCTGTAACCAAACCAGCTGCTTCATATGCTGATAGCATATATTCTTTAATAAACATGTTAGGCCCATCGATGACATCTTTGGCTGAGTCAAATAAGGTTGAATCAATAGATGAGTCTAGTATTGATGCTACCTCAAACTCGTTGAGTGCGGTGGATAACTCGCAATCGGTTACAAATAATGCATTGCAAAATTCGCAATCTATCAATACCAAACAATATGGTAATGATATAACAGTTAAGTCAACTAATCCAATAAAGAATAAGTCACTGGTAAATCAAATATTAAATCCACCAAATCAGGTAGCGCAGGGTGTTGATAACCTTGGCAAGGTTATAACTAGTACAACGAACACAATGACTTCTAGTATTACTGATAAGTTATCAACTCTTACTCCGCCAGCCCAAACCGAATCAGTATTAGCCAATCAAATAGTCAATAATAATTCAAGTAATACCGTAAATCAGTCAAGTCAGCTTGCACAGCCGGCTGTCACAGAGGCAAAGCCAACTGAAGAAATGGCTGGGAATTCTATGGGTTTGAGCGAATATTATTTACAGGCTATACATGATTCACTTATCATTCACGGAATTAAAATTAGAACTATTTAATGAATTATTTACCAGAGGTTAAAAGGATAATTGATAGCTATGCTAGAATAAAGCAGTCACTTGCAGTATTGGATGAACAGACTAAATTATTGTCTCTTCAAAAAAACAGTATTGAATTTGAACTTGCTCAAACGCGAGAAGCTGAGGCTAACCTAATAGATAGAATAAAAGTGGACACCGGAGAGGTTCCAGATTTTTATAAAATGGTTCAACAACTAGACAATGGCTCTATTCGAATTTATTAATCGCAATCTTAAGTGGATAGCTCTTATTGCAATCGCCTGTATTGTAATGCTTATTCTTCGGCAATGTACTGGAGATAAGGACTTAGCTATTGAAAATCAAAGACTTGCTCAAGCAAATCAAATACTAAATGGTAATATGCAGGTTATGCAAGATACTGTTAAATTTTGGAAAGATGTAAATGGCAATAACCTATCATCGATCAGTATACTAACAGCTGATAAAGCAATGCTTACTGGCCAATTTAGTTCGCTACATGCCAAATACAAAAAGGTTGTAGGTAAGTCTGCTGAAGACTCTAAGATGATAGCCTATCTAAATAGTCAAATCCAGTTTAGAGATACTGTGATTGCTCAAATAAAAGCAGCTGGTTCAAAGTCTGGAACTCGCATAATTAATGATTCTACAATACGGATAGAAGTTGGCAAGGAATATGATGCCGATAATTCATATACTGTATCAGGTAAAGTTCAAACAAGCATTAAAAACGATAAGATTACAGGCGGTAGCGTTGACATAGAAACAGCCGTTAAGATGGCAATAGAGTTAGCAATCAATCGGGATAAAGAGACCGGCATTGCAAGGATTACCACAAAGACTGCATTTCCTGCTAAAATAAGCATGAATGGAATTACTCAAATTGAGAACGAAATTAATAAGCGACCCTCTTCATATTTAGGAATTGGTGTTTTTGGAGGATACGGAGCAACCCTTCAGCAAAAACCGACACTTGCACCAATGATTGGTGTAGGCATTTACTATTCGCCAAGTTGGTTAACAATTAAATTGTACAAGAAATGAATACCAATTTTATAAATTTATCTGACTATTGTGTACTAGAGTACAGGTTAACGCCAGTTGATGATCCAGGCTCAGAGTTATTGACTTCTGATTTTTATGTACTAACCAATGCTCACACAGAATCTCGTCAAATTTACAATACTGACGGCTATCGAAGTATAACTAATAATTCAAGAGACCTAAGTATTGTATCGGTTGGTGGTTCCAAGGCAGTGTATATTGACCCTACTCTTAGCCCAATCTATACTGAATTTGATCCATTACTTACCCAAACAGCAGTCCCTCAGGTAGCTAGTACAAATTTGGTAATGGATACAGTTAGGGTTCATTTTGCATCGGGTTTTAATTTTACAGAGGTTGAAAACGTAATCTTTGGTGTTAAGCAAACACTAAATGATCTAAGCCAACTACAACTTGCTAACATACTATTAGACTCGGTAACCGCTCAGGAAATATTCACTTACAATACTCAACCTCTATTTCTTGCAAATACCATATATGATAAGTATGTTGAACTAAAGATTCCATCTATTCCAAAACTCAATGCAGACTTTGCACAATTTGGAGCAGCCTCATTTGAGCACATCATCACCGGCGGAGTTGGATTTATTAAGGGTGCTCCAATTACGGTATTTTTTGCAGAAGCAGCATATGAAGAGTACAATGCGCCTAATAATATAACATATGATCGATATCAAATCAATAACTATAGTGAGGGCGCAATCTCTCAAAACAATAAGTTTAATGGTCTTGGGTGTCATATCATAGAGGCAACAGATGGAGACTATATTGAATTTTTTGCCACCTGGAATCAAGCATTCCCAGATTCTTTGATTGCATCCCTTAATGAGAGCGGAGTTGATCAGGACTGGATACTATCTCATCAACTACAGGTCTATGAACAACTTGGTTCAAATTTTATCCAAGCCGGCAATCTAATTGTTTATCAAGAGGATAATTTTGACCTGCCTCTAAGTTATCGACCGATTTTAAGAAACGCTGGTTTTGCAATATCGATGTCGATTGACTATACTCTACGTCTGCTAAATCGTAAGACTGGTGAACAGGTAATACGAACTGGTGCATTAAGTGTAATCAATCCAAACAAATATGGCCGTAGCTTAGCAAAGCTGACCCTATTAGATAGCCCTCAATCAATGAAGGTTTACAATAAGATTGTACAGAAAAATTTTGAAATAGGTTCAATATTTTCACCAAAGTCAGCTCAGGTAAATGTTAAAACTCAAAGCTTAGGTTTACCATCCGGTGGTAGCGGTCGACCTATTGTGGTTGAGCGTAAGATTCCTGAATACGTACCATTAAAGCAGTCAAATATTAGAATTAGTCAAAAGAATGCTCTACAAAAAGTGGGCAGTGAGTCAGACCAAGTAGTATATGGACAAGGCCGACTAACTTTGCCGATTGATCCAACTGACAATTTGGTTAAGTTTACAGTTTATCAGGCTAATCCATTAGATTCTACAAAACAGGATAGGGTCAACTTAAATAACAACTCTGAATTCAAATTAGTTTTTGGTAGTACAACTGATTTTGTTTTTGCCACGGTAACTAATACAACGCTTACGAGCCCAAGCCGAGGAGAAATATGTTTTCGAATACCTAAGGAAAAGGCTAAGTCATTATTGGAGACAACTGATGAACAGTTTCACATATCAATTGTGTCTAAGACTGATGGTACCGAAACCATGCTCTATACAGGAAAATGGACATCATCAGTTAATTACTCAGGAGTTATCTCTGCTGCAGAGGATGCTGCAACTGCTTTGCTAAATAATGCTACAATTGCGAGTTTGCAAAAACAGGTTACCGAGCTTACTGTCAAGAATGAAACTTTGACTGAGTCTTTAAAGAAGAAATCCGAAGAGTCGATTGCTATACAGAAGGCAATTACAATAAATACGGCGGCCTCAACTCAAGTACGACCATCACAAACTTCCAGTGGACTTAGTCCAAGTTCTATTTAATTATATCAGCTGATTCGCAGATAAATAAAGTTACCGAATTTGCAAAATAAATAACAAAAAAGACAAGCAGTTCAATGAACAGTCTCATACAAGAATTAACCTCCGAGCTAAAGTCTAATCCTAGCATTAGTAATAGTGTCATCATTAAGATGGTGCTCGAATCCATAAATAACAGCGTTCTATTGGGCGTTCCATCTGACCAAATTCTCGAAAATGCTCTTGCCAATCTTAGCGGAATGGCAGAGGCTACTCTAAACGAGAACTTAAAGGAGGTTGTTGCTAAATTTATGAAATTGGCAGAGAAGCCAACCAAGCGACTTCAGGATATGGCAAAAGAGGCAGGTCTCTCACTTAAGGTTAAAGCACTAAAAGAGTCTTCTCTATACAAGGATCCGTCTTTTAAGTATTCAATTTCAGTGCTTGAGCAAAAGCTTTCAGTTACGCCGGAGTTTAGAGTAATTGGAATGCTTATTGAATCGCTAAGCAGCTTTGCATACGATCCATTGGTTGAATCAACTATCACTGAACTAACTGATTACGTTAATGAAAATCGTTCAAAATTGGAGGTAATTAACGCAATTTTTGAAATGCGCCAAACTGGTGCTATTCTATATCGTGAAGTTATTGCCGAGCTTGAAACGTGTCTATTAGAAGGAACATATACAGCGGATTCAATCAAAATGAAATTGCGCGGTAAGCCAGTAATGCCAATAATCACACGGCTAATTAATTCACTAAGTATGGTTGAGGCAAAGGCTCAAGGCAAATTTAGTATTGGTATTGGAAATGGTGATGCCAAAGTTAAGTCAGTGATTGCACCGTTCTATAAGATCTCTGAGTCAGTTGCAGTAGTTTTTGTTGATAATAAGTTTGTTAAGCTATCAGAAGACGAAGCCCCTGTTCAAGTTACAGCAGCGGATGTTGCAGAATATCCAGAATTTGTTGAAGTTTGCGAAACATTCGCCAGCCTTAATTTTAAGGAGCGCGAATCTGAAATCTTTGCAAAAGGCCGTAACCTTGAAATTGCGTTTGCAGTAAATGAGGAAGGCTCATTGGCTCTAAAGATTAACGGAAACACAATTGAAGACCTAAAATCAATTGAACTATCTGAGATATTTCTAATGGAGCAGATGGAAACTCGGGCTACTCTAACCAAGTTATTCAATAATTTGGACATGATTGTTAATCTTGAGTTTGCAAAGAAGATTGTTAATGAGCGACTTGATGCCGATTCTATTGTATTTACAATTGGCGAAGCTCTTTATGTTTTTGAAAAATACGCTCACACTCGTATTGTTAAAAAGATGCAAGGCCTAGATTTTCATAATTATGTAATGGAGAAATTCAATTACGATGTTAGTGAAATGTATGCAATTGAACTTGAAGAGCGTGAGAAATTTGTACGCCAAATCGAAGAGGACAAGAAATCGGTTGAGGTTGATCTCTCTAAATTAGAGCAAACCATTGCTCAATTAGATGAAGCGCTAAGCGATCCAGGCTTATCTGAGGAATATCATAACCAATTGTCAGATCTTAAAGTTGCAATTGAGAAGAACGTTAATTCTCTTAAGAATCACTATATTGAATTGGAGCTTTCCAAAAAAAAAGTCTGAATGAGGCCGAGGACATTACTCTAGTGTCCCCAAAATCTTCCAGATATTCTGCTGGCCAACGCGTAACTCTACAGGACGGCAAGTCAGGTCGAGTGATTGGTGTGGATCCAATTAATGGTACTTATCAAGTAATGACTACCGACAATCGCTCAGTTCAAGTTAAGGCAACCGATATTGATAAGCTCGAAAAGCCCAACGATACTGCATATCAGAAATCTGGCCCAAATCGTGAAAACGAAGCTGAACTCTCAATAAAAGATACACCATTTGATTTAAACCAAGATAAGTAAACAGTAGTATAATACTGTTAAATTATCGTTTACATGGCAGATGTTTTATGCTCCATTGAGGAGGCCCGAGAAGCCGGCACGCTTCAAGTTGTTGAAAAAAAGACTAAGTACCATGAGTACAAGTTTCTTGTTCGCTCTGAAGAAGAGGTCAAGTTCAACGTATCCCAAAATATTTCAATGAAGCCAACTGGCGGGGAGTATTTCAAACCGCTCTTTTTACCTCATTATGCCCAGGATGGCAATCCATTAACACTTGAAGACCTAAATCAAGAGGATACTTGGTTAGATGCCGGTGCCCATATTGGAATATTTGCAACTCGACTCTTAACTCAATTTCCAAGAATCAAGAAAGTCTATTCATACGAACCTTTTCATAACAATGTTGAGTTTGCTCAGCAGAATATTGAAATGAATGGTGTAGCTGATCGCTGCGAACTTATTGAAAAGGCAATTGTACCCGGTGATGAAAGTGAAGTTGAGTTCTTCTTATCACAGGATTCAGGTAAGCACTCAGTTCATCCAGTTAAAGGCCGACCAGTTATGACCGTATCAGCTGAGAATATCAATGAAGTTCTCAAAAAGGTTAACTGTGTCAAGATGGATATTGAGGGCATGGAATATGAAATGATTAAGGCTGTTACTGACTGGAGCCATATTAAACTATTCATTGTTGAATATCATTTCCATTACTCTTGGCTTTTAGAAAACCGCTCCCAAAAGTTTAATGAAGTTCTCTCCATTTTTGAGAATAACTTTGATAGGGTCTTTGTTAATCGAGCAGCCGGCACTAATAAGCACTTCATTACTCACTTTGCAGGCTTTAAAAACGTTTAACTAAGAGAATGACAAGTAGAGATTTTGCCTATTGGCTTCAAGGTTTTTTTGAAATTACTGGCACAAACAAAATTGATGAAGGGCAGGCTGAAATGATTAAAAACCATTTGACTCTTGTATTCAAACATGAAATTGATCCTTCTTTGAATGAAGGTAAATCAAAAGTGGAAGTTAAAGAATTACAAGATGTCCATGATGGTAAAAAGAAAAAACTATCAGACTTTAGCCCTCCGCCTAAAAAAGACCAAAATGTTGTTGATTGGTTAAGTGATAAATTTAAGCCTTCACATATTAAACCTCGTAAATCTAATGGTGGTTGGAGTAGCGGTTCATCAAATGGTACATTACTTCGATGTTAAGGTATAATTAGTCAAAGTACAGATTAATCATATGGAAAGGACTCTTGCGCTCTATGCCTATTTTGGCCAATTAGGTATATTTGATGATAATATTCCAGGCCATACTTTTTATCAATTAGGTCTACTTGATGAGATTGCACGATCATATCAAGTAGATGGATTTGATTTTTTTAACTATATTGATAATGTCAAGTCAGACAATATGCGGCCAATTTTTCCAAATGATAAGATTGGTGAAGTATTTGAAAAGTACTGCAATGAACTTGTTTTTGAATATCGAATTCAATTTGATACTGTCCTAAATAGGATCAAAATGAGACAGTATTCAAAAATCTTCCTAAAGGCCAGATTTAGAAATCTCTCAACTCTGGAGAAGAAGCTCAATGATGCTGCCAGGTTTGAAGAGATCATAACTACTGCTCTAGCTGCAGGCTATGATCCAGCCGATATTGTTATTCTTGATACAGATCTTTCTTTGAGCCCGGCTTTTTTAGAGACATCTAGGCGGTTGGGGCTCTGTCGAGAAATTCCATCCATTACTATGAAAGGTTGCAGTAAGCGATTTCTTGAAGATTGCTTAGCTCTGCACTCTGAGTATACTTATAGCAGGCAGTCTCATCTCACATATTACGGCAATCTATCATTTGATAACTATAAGACAGGCCATTCAAAGGACCCGATCATTATTGATATAATTAATGCAATAGATGAAGTCCAGAAATTTAATGGTGAGAAATTTACAATGACCGTTGCAGCAAAGCCAACGGATCTGCTAGAAGAGTGGATAGCCACTAAATCTCAGGTAAGGCTCTGCCCAAGACAAAATAGAGAAGAGATATGGGATTCTTTACTACATTCGCTAGTCTCAATAAATGTGAGCAAGACTCTCTATCTAGAGGAAGGCTTTACACCAGCTCGAGTCTATGAATCATTGATGTTAGGTGTAATTCCAGTATCGTACAAGGACCCTAGTCTGCACCCAGCACTTTCATTTGAAACAGTTGACGAATTTTTTGAAATCTGCAAGTTTCTATCGGAGTGCTCACATGAGGACTACCAAAAAATCCTCGGCCAAATAGTTAGTTCACTCTAAATAAATAGAAAAAAGTGACTAACTTTAATGAAGTATATTTCTTCAGCTGACGAATTTTTCGGTCAACCAAATAGCTCTAATCTATTAGAGTCAATTGCACCCCAAACAATTTGGGAGACGCTTGGCTCTCTTTCATTTACTCAATATATTCCAGCTACTTCTCAGGAAGCCGCAGCCGTGCTAAACCATCAAGTGTATCTGCTTGAAGCATTTGATACAATTGAAGAGATCAATAGGTGTGAAAATCTTCTAATTCGACATGGCTATAACCCAGTATTTCTTACTCTTGAAGGAGCCTATCTCGAAACACTAGAAGCGCTATCGCCAATTAATGAGGGTCTAATGGACATGGCAAAGAGTTTTTTAAGTACCATGACTGAGGGCGGTTCTGCGATTGGAATCCTACAATTTGTGCTTGATATTATTGGAATCATTCCATTTGATGCAGCAGGTATTCCAGCAAATGAAGTAGCAAACTTTATAAATGCACTAATCTCTTTCTATCGAGGTAATTTCCTAACTGGTCTTATTAGCTTAGGCATGGCAATACCTGCGGTTGGTGCAGTTGTATTTGCACCAATCAAGTTTGCAATGAAGCCTTTTGCAAAACTTGGCGAAAAGCTGATTGGAGCACTTTGGGGAGGAGCCGCAGCCAAAGGTGCCGTTCAGGAGTTTAAAGCTGGAGCCTTAGCTATTGATCCTGGGGCAAAAGCTAGTACTGGAATTTTTGAAAAGTTAGCAGCTGGACTAGGCGAAATTGGAAAGTTTCTTGCAACCACTGGGATAAAGATCATTCGTGGGCTAGCTGATCTAATTGGAAAGGCCCTTAATAAAGCAAGCTTGGGAATTATTCCAAAACCTACCGGTTTATTAAAATGGCTTGACGAACTTGCCCTAAAGACCTCAGCTTTTAGTAAGAGCGCAACTGAAGCAAGCGAGCTCCTACTCAAGGATGAGGCAAAGCTCACAGCCGCTGCTGATAAGGCAGCAGTTGATGCTGAAACCAAGGCAATTGGAGCCGGCGAAGCTCAAGCAGAGATTAACAAGATTACAAATAAATTTGCAGACGTTCCAGCATTCACGAGTAAAATGGAATCCGATATAATCAAGTCAGAAGGATTCCAAAAACTGTTAACAAATGGAGCATCAAAGTCAATCCAAGAAAAGTATCTCATGTATGCTGCATATGAAAAGATGATTGGTAATATGCTTGCAAAGGAGGGTCAAGTAACTGGTAAAAGCCTTATTGAACTACTAAAGAGCCCAAACATGATAGCTGAGCTTCAGCAAGTAGGATTTAGGGGTTTTGACAAATACCTAATTGACGCAGTTAAGGCAGGCGACTCAGCTGCTCTATCAAAGCTATTATCTACAATCATTGAAACGCCTGGTGCTGCTAAACTACTTAGTCCAAATGTTGCAAAGTCCATGGCAATATTTAGAGAGGCACCAGAACTCTTAATCCAAGGGCCAAAGATGCTAAAGACTGTACAGGCCTCAATTGCTAAACTTGAAAAAGTAGCGCCTAAGGTTGCGTTGAGCTCAAAAGCACTGGTTGCATTTTTACTTAAGAGCTTTATAAAGAGCAATGAGTGTCTTTCCTATTTAGGTAAGGGCACCGATCCAAATGATGTTTTTAATAAAGTAACAGATGCAGCGGCTGACAAAACCTCAAGTGTTGCTCTAAATTTAGCCGGTATACAAGAAACCCTATCCTTAATAGCCGAAGAGGACTCCTCTGATTCAATAACAATGGAAGAAATCGATGGACTTAAAGAGTCTAATCCAGAGGCCTATGCAGCAATTAGTGCACAGGTTAAGAGTGCAAAGGAGGTGATGACCAAACTTGCAGCGGAAACTAAACCCAATAATCCATGTGCAGTGAGCGCTGCTGTTGCAACTGCTGCAACTGGAGCACTACTTAGCCAGCCAAAAGGCATGTATTCAGCAAAGGGCGGCGGAGAGAAAAAGGACATAACAACAGAAGAAGAAATGGAGCCCTTAACTGCGGCAATGAAAAATGTGCTAAATTCTCTCGGTGAAGCCAGTGATATTGAACCGCAGCACCCAATGTCAAGTCTGGACCCATACTCACAGGCATATCTAGCAGATGCTTGGGATTTCAAGAATAATTCATATTCTCCAAATACTGATAATGCCTCTCGACTTGATGCAACTCTTGACGAATTAGAAAGGTCTGGCGAACTTAATGCATCAATGAGAGATGATGTTAAGAAAGAAACATTGGCTCACTGGGAAAATGGAACCGTACCAAAGGCCCTTCAAACTAATCAAGAACAGGTTAAAGAAGGCAAAGGCTTTTTTAAGATTGGAAAATTGGTAACCAAACGATGATAAAGCGATTTGATGACTTTCAAAACTACGACACATTTTCTCATAAAATAGGGATTATTGGAGAATCACATGATCTTACTGATCTATACGGAGATGATTGTGAGCTTATGATTAGCATTAAGCCAAATGCCTATTCAACTCACCAAGTTTTTAATAGACTAGCCGGTTCAGCTTTTATACCGGAGTCAGTTCAGAGTAAATTTAGAGCTCAAAAATTGGCCACTCCAATTACAGCAATCGAGCCAGACTCTAAAATTAGGACATTTCCAACTTTTAGGCACTTAAATGTTACGCCTATGCAGAAGGGTTCACTATACTTTAGTAAGCCTAAATTTAATGAGCAGGTCCAAATAGTATCGCATAAAGGGAATTTGATTGGAGCTAGACAACTAGTAGACGGCAAGCCGGTCCACCTTAATCTAGGCAGATTTCCTCATACCACCAAACTTGCTGAACTTGCTGAGAATCTACACCAAACTCTTGGAGAAGATCTTATTAGATTTAGAGCAGGCATCACCACAAATGGACCAGTCATGCTAACAATGGAAAATTTTAAGCTAGATCGGCCGGATCTGGTAAATCTCTATTTTGCCGTACATGAATCGTATATTGGCAAGTTACCAATATGGTACAAACACAAAATTCAAACAGGGCTTGTAAATACCTACCTTAATGAGTATATTAACCGTGAGGAGGTTTCAAAACAGTGCCCATACCTACTATAAGAAAATGTTAATTGTAAATACGAAAGACCACGGCTCAATTGATCGAGCCCTAAAGGTCCTAAAGCGAAAGATTGAAAAAACCGGCCAAAACAAGGAACTCCGAAAAAGAAAAGAGTTCACTAAACCGAGCATATTAAGACGTGAAGAGATTAAAGCTGCCAAGCACAGGGAAATGTATAGAAATGCTGACTCAAATGGTTAAATCGTTTAGTACATTTACAGAAGAGCCAAAGGGGTCAACCGACAAGGCCGGCGTAGTAATTGTTCTCGAATCCCCAACTGGGCCAATGGTATTACTCATCCATCCAACAAATGGTAGTTGGCAAAAGCCAATAATGGGAATTCCAAAAGGCAAAGTGGAGGCAGGTGAATCCCCAGAGGATGCTGCCTTTAGAGAACTATTTGAAGAGACTGGTATCTCAC